CAATATCAGGAATACTGAAATCCAATCCCCTGGTTACAGATTCCAGTAATTCAAGGGATCGGGTATCAATTTCAGGAAAATCAGCCATAATTTATCAACGATAGTTGTCAATCATTTCCTGGGTGATGGTTCCCCAACGAGGATCTCCAATATGATCCCGAGGATCAGCAGAACGAATCTGGTAACCAAAGATATCAGTCTTAGGCTTGCCAGTCTGCCAATCATAAACAGCGAGGTCATCATTACCGAACTGAGGTGCCTGAGCTGTAGTATGAATACCACGGTTAAATGCTAAATCCGCAGATTCAGGGGCATTCAATTCTTCAGAGGTAAGCTGTGCAGGAGTGATCAGAGGACCTGAGTAATCACGCATGGGACCAGCACGATCAGAAGCTCCGCGAATATACCATTCCAACGGATCCACGGCAGTAACAGGTGCTGCTTCAGCAGGAGTGCTTGCTGCAACACGTTTCCTTCCTCCAGCACGCCTACGAGTCACTGGAGCACCAACAGGAGAACGGGCAGAAATAGGATTCTTGCGTAATCCAGCAGGAACAGGAGGAAGTTCCCCAGGATACTCAGGCATTGCGGATTCCATGCCAGGAACAGCAGTACGAACTACCTGGGTGACTGCATTTCCTAAATCTCCGCTCTGATATCCTGCATCTTCATTAACAGCATCCTGTGCATACTGGGGTAATAAAGAGGGATTATTTAAAGCCCTATTACCCATGTAATAGCCATATCCAGCTAATGCCGCTGCACCACCTAAACCTCGTGCAAGCGGGGAAACAGCAAAATTCCCAATTCCACGAGCTGCTGCGGAAGCTCCGTTCCTGACAGCCTGTGCTGCTCCGCGAGCAGCATTCTTAGCACGACCCCAAGCAGAACGAGGAGCATTTGCTCCACCAGCATTACGCCCGAGAATTGTGTCTGCTTCTGCCTGAGAAAGCGTAGGACCTGCTCCAGATGCAGCTCGACCACCATTGCCCACTACATCAGCAGGACCCATGTTTCGTACTGTTCGCTGATAAGGCTGAGGACGTGCATACCCTACTTCCGTTCCAGGACGAAGTGCTACAGGAGTCGGACGAGCATTAGGAAGCAAGCGATTGTAAGCTTCAATCATTTCTGCCGCAGCTTCCGGATCTACCTGGGGAACCATAGCAAGAAAATTGGCCATATGTATATATTCCTTATTGGTCTAAATAATTAAGTGCGTAAATATTTGCCAAAGTTTGCGCTTCTTGTTCAGTTGGTGCTACAGGAGTGCTCTGCCACTGCGGAGGATACTCATGATTCTGTATCACTTTTTGTACTGTTTGTTGCGTCGGTGAAAACGGAGTTCCTTGATAAATATCTACAGGGGTTAATAATCTGTCCAAGGCTGCAAGCTCTTGTGCTTTAGTAGAAGCAACTATTTCAGGAGAAGCCACTGCTATTGGAGCCATTGGAGGAAGGGTGTTAGTTGCTGTTTTCGGTAACTTGCTCTTTTTTAATCCAGCAGAAATGCCTGCATCAAAAACAGCATCACTATAAGGGTTTCCTGACAGTTCTACCATGGTCATTGCTTTTAACAATGATTTTAACTGAACAGGATCCCGAACATTTATTATCTGATCCGGCTGGAATCCAGTTTCTTTGGAGACTCTTTTAATATAAGCGGGAACATTATTCTGGTCTTTTGGCGGTGCCCAATGCGCTATATGTTGAGCCAAGGTTCTGTATCCTTGGGCATCATGAGAATTCAGTGTTATGACTGCTGCACGGATTCCATGTTCAGGAGTTGCAAAAGTTTCAAAACCAGGTCTTTTAGGGGTAAGTTTTCCTTCCCAAGGATTGTCCTTGCTAAACCGCAGATTTGTAGGATTATTGTTTAAATATCCTAATGTTTGGGTAGGTTCCAACGGACCATTTTGCTGTCTTTGCTTGGAATTTGCCATAAAAATAAAACCCTTACTAATAATTAGTAAGGGTATTTTAATTAATTAAAAATAATCAATCAATTCTATTGCCTGCCTGCTGTTCCTTGGCTAACTGTTTCAGTTCAGCAGGAGTCAGCGGAGGAAGAACTTCAATAGAGAATTCAGGAACAATGTCCTTCTGGGGAATCTCCCTTCCCTTTTCATCCTTGGTGGTGCTGAGAGCCTGATACTTACGCTCTTTCAGAACCTTGTAGATGCAATTGGGAACATGGTATCCATGCTGGTAGAACTTGGATTCAAACGGAACAAACTTCTTCACAGTGCCAATGAAGTTATTGACCACAGTAATGACTTCTCCCCGCCATCCACGTTTCATAGGATTCATCACCTGGAGACGGATGCGGATCAGCTTGGTTTCCTCGTCAATCATCTTCTTCCGAAGATCATTGAGAGACTGCTGGCTTTCCTTGACCACAGCAGCATCCTCAAGCTTTGCATTGATCTTCTCTCGAAGAGTTTCAACTTTAATGTTGTTGGAGTACTTGATGCCGAGAGAATCAGCCCTCTGCTTAAGCACATCAAGTTCACTCTCAGGTTCAAGATCATTCAGTTCTTCACTCATTATTATCTTTCCTCATATTCTTTGAAGGGAATAAAAATAAAGACCGACTTAAATCAGTCGGTCTTTATTCTAACAGATTAAATCTTAAAGATTAAATCTATCAGAGCGGAGCAACGGTACGGATCACCGCAATACGCTCAGGACGTTTGCAGAGGAAACCATAGTAGAACTTCAGGCTGGAGAAACCAGTCTCACCGTACGGATCACCCCAGGAAGCAGTCTCACGACCAGGCATCTTGGTGATGATCTGGAACTTGCCCGAACGAGCAGAATCGAACTGGAAGCCAATCGTATTGAAAGATTCCGAACCAACGATCAGGATCGGGAACACATCATACTTGTCAACCGACTGCCCATTCTCAGTCACCTGAGTGGTGCGATAGCCAGGATTGGCGTTGGTGGCAGCAGCACCAGCACCACTCCAGTGAAGCATCTCAGGAACCTGGATGAAGCGGAAGTGACCAATCGAGCCAACCTCACCACGGAGAATGTTGGCAGCATCAGCATACTGCTGGACCGGGATGAAAGCACGGTTGCCGAAGCTGTCCTTCATGTCCTCAAGCAGCGGAACCACCTCGGAACCAACGTAAGCGATGCGAGCAGCAGCAAGAGTGCGGGTGTCATGCAGACGGGAACCAGCGATGATCTTAGTGTTCCTCGGGCAACGGTTGTCATCCAGAGCCTGGTCAACACGGCGGAGAACAGCATAGTTGATCACGTCAGCCGTAGCACCTTCGCCCGTAACCTGGTTAAGCTGGGTAGCAGCACCAGCGGAAGCAACAACACCAGCAGACTCCAGAAGGTCGATCTGGAGCATGTCTTCCTGCATCTCAACCATGCCGTTCATCAGTTCACGGCTCAGATGACCACGAAGCTCGGAATCAGAATCGAAATCCATCGATTCACGGCTCCACTCATAGAACACGCCGAACTTGCAGAACGTACCCTCGATCTCATAGCGGGAGAAACCAACACGGTTCACTCGACCGCCATTCTCACCGAGGACCGGGAGCTTGCTCTTGATGTAGCCGATGTCCTTGGAAGAACCATAGAGATTGCCGTTGGCAATCACAGCACCAGTAGCATCAATGCCCTGGTCGTTGATGTTTCGGTCATCCAGCAGAGGCATGTAATGATACAGCTTGATCTTCTTGCCATAGTGCTTCGGCATGCCGATGGTATCAGCAAGCGGAGTGAAATAGCTTTCCTTGCGGGCTTCCGTCAGGGAACGACGGAGCCAGTAGAAAGTATTCATCTGGTCAGAATTGGAAGCATAGTCGATACTGGACTTGCCGTCATTGGTCCCGTCATTATACCCGGGATCGTAATTTAAACCGGTAAAAGGCATCTAATATATTCCTTTAAACTGAGTAATTTTTAAAAGTAGCTTCGAACTCTTCATCACTTAAGGAGAAGGGATCGACAAACGTAGTTGTAGATTTCTTGGATCTACCCGAAGGTCCTGCGGCTCGAACACGGGCATTTGAATTTCCCTGGTTCTTCTTGAGAGTTCCCCTCGGGAGACTCTGGAGAACCTGCTGTTCACGCTGAACCTGCATTTTCTGCTGGAGAAGCATGTTTCCCACAGCCTGATAAGCATCCAAAAACGGTGCATTCGACGGAATGGCTCCAACTGCCTTCTGGTGTTCAATCTCATCAGTAATCAGCTTGAACACACCGTTCTGCCTCTGTTCATTGATGACAGAGAGAACATCAGGAGACTTCCATGCCGCATCTAAACTAGCTTGATCCCACGTTTGAGCCATCTTTAATGTTTCCAAGCCTTCAGGAGTAGACTTCAAGTCATCCACAACAGACTGGAAATTCATCTCAGCATCGCTCACGGAGTGATTGCCAGGAACATACTTTGGTGCTTCTTCACTCATATCCAGATCCAGAGGATCAATCTTCTTGTCCTTCAGGAACTGGCTTACTGCCTCAGGTTTGCCCTGAGCAAGATCAATGAGGAAGTTGATCTTGTCTTCTTCGAAGAGTCCTGCATTGTTCAGCATCTGCATTTTCTTGCGATAAGGCGCAAGAGCCTGCATCTTCTGGGTGTAGTTTGCACCCATTTGCATCAGGCGAACCGCTTCGTCAGGAGTCCTCACCTGAAGAGTTTTCCCATTTGCTTTAATGGGACTCATCATTGCGGTGTAGAACTTTTTGTAGTCTACGGGTTCCTGCGCAGGCTGGTTTTCAGGCTGCTCTTCTTCATTGGAGCCAGAAGAATCTTCTTCAACTGGCTCAGACTCCTGAACTTCACCAGAATCTTGCTCTTGGGGAGCAGGTTCTGTTTCTGGTTCAGGGTTATTCTGTTCACCCTGCTCATCCTCTTCAATTTCAGGAGGAGCAGAGTTCATAATCTCTTCATCGGACATTGCCATGACATCTTTTTCTTCAGCCATTTTTATTCTCCCTTAGCCCTGAGTTCTTCAAGATGCTGCTCAACGAGAGCCAGATCATCTTCTGCTGCTTCACCCCTTTGCATCTGGTAAACCAGATAATTCTTGAGAGCGGCAGGAGACTTGGCTAACTGGTTGCAAAGTTCCCTGGTTTCAGGATTCAGCTTGTCGCTTACAGCCAAACCAAGGTTCCTGGCCATTTCTTTCTGACAATACCCTTCAATAATCACTCTATTAAAGTCCGGGTTTGATTCAAGGTTCCTGATGCTCTTGGAGAATTCAATCATTTCCTTGAGTTCAGTCGCTTGTTCTTCAAGCTCTTCGACTTCAGTCATAAACATTTGTTCCTTAAAGTATAAATAAATGTTTTAATTATAATCAAATTTATTTATCCGTTAAGTCCAACTTGCTTTAATTTGTCGGTCATGACGTTATAACCGACCATTGCATCAATATTCGGTCTTTCTTCATCAGGCTTCTTCGACTTGCCAAGAGCCTTCATGATCTCAAGATCCTGGTTGCCTCGTGCCTGGGCTTCCATCTTCTCAAGATCTCTCAGATGCTTGGTTCCATCCACTTCCATCTGGGTATCAATGCCCAAAGCTTCGGCTTCCATCATCTCTCTCTGAGCCTTGGCATTGGTCAACTGAGCTTCGCTCTGGGTCTTGAGGATTTCATACGGCAGAGTATTTTCGGCAGTAACTCTCTTGGTTTCTGCATCAACAGCCTTGACCTGGGCTTCCATAGCCTTGACCTGGGAATCAGCGCCAAGCTTCTGGGCATTAGCCTGGTTCTCCTGGATCTCGCTCTTGAGCTTCTCATTCTGAAGCTGGAGATTCTCAATCTGCATCTGCTGCATCATCTGCTGCATCTGAACCTGCTGAGGATCAGGCTGCCAAGTCCTCAGTTTTTCAGCCAGAGCAGGCATTCTCTTGAGATCTGCAATCTCAGCAAGGATCATCATCGAAATAGACTGATCCATGTTGTTTCCGATTGTCTGCAACAGGAAAGCCAGATTCTCGGATTTGGCATTGTCTTCTTCGGCAGTGGCGATATCCACTTCAAGATCAAAATTGCCCTGGATATCTTCTTTCTTGATTTCAACGTACTGCCTGTTCGTCACACGGATCACTTCCTTGTCCGTGAGGAACACAGCGTTCATTGCAATGACCTTGTATCCGATCTCTTGCATTCCTTTTGCAAGCCGACGAAGTATAGCCATTTCGCGCTTAGAAGCAGCATCAAGCACTCCGCGGATAGCCGTAGCGACTTTCGTATTGTAAGCATCACCTGCCAAACCTCCTGAGTATGCCTTCACGCCTGTAAGAGCCTCAGCTTCCTGATTCTGCATCTGAACCATTGTAATAGCACTTTGCGGAAGCTCAGGATACTTGTGTTCAATCAATCCACCATTAGGAGAGAGAGCGGGATTATATTCATAATCTTCCCCATTCTCAAACCTCTTCCGATTGATCGGATCCAGCATTCCTTTTGCGAATCCCTGCTGTGCATTGGCACTCCGACCCAAGGAATCAATCATTCCTCGGGTAACTGCACCAATGATTCTCTGATTGTCTCCCAATAACTCTGCATCCGGTTCACCATAAACACTCCTTAATACAGGAATATAGGGAACCAGAACAAAAGGAATCTTCCTGTCAGGGAAAGGGTTCTCTTCCAAACGGATCAAAGTATTCTTGACCCAGGTAGCAACAATAGGAGTCAGAGAACCAGAACCATCAATGTCGTAATACCCCCAGTATTCATAGGCAACGACTTTCCTTCTGGCTTTGTCCTTGAAATTGAATTCATCAGGAGTTGGAGATTCATGTTCAGGATCATCATTCCCGATCTCTTCCCAATTGATCTGATCCAGGTTCTTGTACCTTCCATCCTTTACAAGATCAGAGTAGCTGGTTTCAAAGCTTTCAATAACAAAGAGAGCTTTGTCGAAATCTCCGTTGCAGGAAGGATCAATGTAGACATTTGCAGGATTCAGGACTTCACAGTAAGGATGATTGGCGACAATCTCTTCATCCTCCACAGGCTGCATTCCGATGACCTGTCCGACAACAGGCATCTGGACTTCTCCAGACTGCATTGCCTGTACGCCATACTTGATCTCAGGAGGAACCTGCTCTTCATAACTCCTTGGATCAGACTGGGAGAGTTCCATTGCCTGCTGGAGAGTCTGCATTGTCTGTTCATCCTGAACAGGAACAGCCTGGAACACAGGTTCTTCACGGACAACAGACCTTGTTTCCCTGACCCAGGAAACCTTCACAATTCCTGTTCCTTCACCGACCACAGCCCTTACATAATTGTCAATGAAAGAGACTTTGTTCAGTTTCGTATTGAACTGCCAGTTTATGAGAAGGGAGTTCTGTTTCGCAGCTTCTTCGTCTTCAAAAGTTTTGGGAGTAACGGAGAATACTTTGTCTGTTCCAAGGAATGGTTCTGAGAGAGCAGAATATCTCCATTCAGCCTGTCTCCGAACCAGTTTGGGCTGAACAGAAGACCTTCCTTTCCTGGTTCTTGGTTTCTCCGGACCAGTGACATTCAACAGGTCAAGCCATCTGGAGATCTTCCCCATCTGGATATCATGGGAAGGCTTAGCAGACCTTAGGTCTTCCTGCAAGGCAGAAAGACTGGGTTCGTTAGCCCAGTCAGTCATTTTTTTAGTTTCAACAGCAGCATCCATAATACTTTAAATCAAACGTTTGATATTTAATTGTACCTGTAATTGTCACACTGGCTTAAAGGAATATTCTGAACCCTGTTGTTCATCCATCCAGCAGTGAACATGTTCAGTTTGTCCAGGCTCAGATAATAGCTTCCCTGGTAGGAATCAATTGCCTTGATCAGAAGCTTGCATGCCTGTGCAGTTCCCCTCTTTTTGTTGAGAGCCTCATAGGCAGCCATAGTAAGCTTTCCTACGCTTCCGTCCTCTTTCAGGTAGGGATATAGCTGACCCCCTTGGGAATAAGCATTAAGAGCCTTCTGGAGCCAAATGGAAGCCCTTTTGGTACCTACATTGACTCCAGCATCCACAATCTTGTGACCCAAGGCAGGAGAAGCCTCAACAATACCTAAAAATTTAGGTTCCTCAATGTATTTCTTAAGGTAGATTTCCTTGGCTGTCTGGAGAGGAAGCTGGCTCATCGGACCCTTGTATCCATACTGCCTTGCAACAGGTTCAGAGATTCCGTAATTGGTTTCTCCGCCTGGATCCAAAGGATTGTTCACATAGCCTCCCTCCACTGCAATGATCGCAGCAAGGATTGCTCCTGTGACTCCTGAACTACCCGCTATGACCGATGTGCGCAGATTCATGATTGATATCCTTTAACTGGGATTCCAGAACCTGTTTCTGAAGGTCATAGAGTTCCTTAAGACGCTTGTCCCTTCTCCGCTGGAAGACCCAGTTGAGGATGAAACCCCCGATAGTGGTGATGACGCCTACGGTGACTAGCAATTCATTCTGGGTAAAG